GTCGGCGCCATGTCGGACACCTCACGCACCTGCGACGGACGGCGTTTGCTGTACAGGAAGATGATGTCTTTCGCATCGTAGTACACCGGCGAAGCAATCTCACATCCGTCTACGCTGTACTGCGTCAGCCAGTAGCCGACCGGCCGGTTATACTCGTTGTACTCGATGCCGCCGGCGACCTTGTGATTCTTGCCGTGCGGCGTTGACCAGCTGAGCGACAGCTCATCGACCTCGAGCGCCTGCAATTTGAACGGCACCAGTCCGCCGCTTGTGTAGCATTTCTTGAACAGGATACCGCCATCGACCTTCTTTCGGCGGACCGCCATGCGGAGCATCTGGCTGAAGCTCTGCTGACCGGTCACATCGCAGTTTTTCGCCTTGCACCAGTCGCGCCAGAGCGCTTCGATCTGTCCGTTCAGCTTTTCCTTGCCGGTTTTCGCCTGCAAAGTGAAGCCGCCGCCGACAATGTTGCGGACGAACGCCGAGATCAGACCGTTCATCATATCCGAATTGCGTTCCAGATCACGGGCACGTGCGCGAATGGTGTCGCGGCTGGTGCGGTCGGTCATTTCCGCCGATTCGATCAGCGCCGCCCATCCGGAGTTGAGCCGCCGGTGGTCGCCTGCATCGTAGCCGTGGCGCTGCATATCGTGCAGGCTCTCGCGGAACACCGCACGCCTGCACGCCGTTTCCGGCGAGAAAAAACCGATCACACTGTCTAAAATGTTCATATTCATCACCTCCCATCGAAGTACGCGACGTAGGTATCGCGGAACAGCGAACCGCCGTCCTCTGCGGCGGCCTCGGCTGCCAGCGCATCACGCAGATTGCGCAGCTCCGTGATGTTCGCACGAGTCAGCGAGCGTGAGCCGATCTTGTAGGACTGGCCGCCTGCCGCTACCGCGATCAGCGCCTTGTTGACCTCGGCCAGCAGCTCTTTTGCACTCGGATTGTTCTTTTCTTCTGACATATCGGTCACCTCCCTATAACCAGTTGTCCCCATTGCCCAGCCAGTCATCCGAGGACGGCTGCGGCCTGCCCATCGTATTCTCATTGCGCGGCTCCGGCTTATCCGTGCCGTTCTGCAGGAACAGCGAGCGCACACCGAGCACATCGGCGGCCGCTGCTGCGTACACCTCACAGTCGAGGTAATGGTTATCCGCGTGGCTGGTTTTCTGCACCCAGCGCAGACGGGTGTTGCCGCTGCCGGTGCGCTCCGTCACCTTATGCTCGGCGGTGAGCTGCTCGGCGTACTCGCGGTCGATGCCCTGAAACACCATGAATGCGCCCTGTCCGTTCTCTTTACGCAGGCGGCTTGCGATCATGTCCTTGTACCGGCCGCCGTCCACCAGAACGAGCGACATACCGAACGCCTTGGAGCCGGTCTTGTTGACCGTGGATAGTTTGTAGTGGTTGAGCATGGACGTTGTGCCCTTGCAGGGCAGGCACCATTCCGCGTTGACGGCGGCAAAGTC